CACCACCTCCTGCACTTCTGAAAATATGTGAAGTATTATCATAATAATTTGATGCATCACCACTATCGCCTAAGAAAATACACCTTGTAGATTCAGGATTTCTTATTTGTGTATAAGTTGCAGTTGTATCTATAATAGTTGCACCACCTATTAAAATATCTCCTGCTAAATTTATATTTCCATTTGTAGCATTTACTGTAAACTTGTCTGTATTAATTGCTAAATCTCCTGTAAAGGCAGTATTTCCACTTGAAGCTGCTACTGTAAATTTATCTGTATTTACTGCAAAGTTTCCTGTTGAACTTAAATTAGTGTTTGTACTTAATGAGCCATCTACTGTTATTGCACTTCCTGATTCTGAAACTATTGAATCTGCTATTACACTTGTTGATGACCATTTAGTTAAGTTACCTGTTGTACCTGTACCATCTACTTGGCTATGGTCTAATTTAGTCCATTGATTGTTTGCTCCTGCAATTACCCAATCTCCAATAGTCCAATTTGATATACCATTTAATGTAGTAGTACCTCCTACACTTACAACGTAATAATGTCCTTGTATTATAAAAGGGCTATTATCTATTGTATAGGCTTCGCCTGTTAGCATTATGTCAGCATCTAAAGAAAGTGTTGTATCGCTATCTACATTAGATACTAATGCAGTTTGACCATCTACTTGATTAACTACTTGGTCTCCTACAGTTACTGTACTTGTGAAAGAAGCAGAACTATCAACTAACTTGTTTGCAGTTGTTGATGTTGTTGTTCCGTTTGCAGCTTCTCCACCACCAGAACTTAATACTGGCGAATTAGTATCTGCATCCCAAGAACCCATAAATCTTAATCCTCCTGCTAATCCGTTTACTTGTGATTGTAGTTTTCCAAAACCTTCTACTATTGTATCTGTTGCTAAAACAGAACTTGCAGAAGGCGAAGTTAATCCTGTTAATACTTTGCCAGTTACTGAATTATTATCTAAAGTTACTGTACCACTTACATTGTTTGTTCCATCAACACTTGATATTGTTCCTGTAGCTTGACCTGTTAAAGATAAATCTCTTGCAGTTTCCCAAGCTGTAGCTGTATCTGCATTTCCTGTTAGGTCTCCTGTCACATCTCCAGTTACGTTTCCAGTTACATTTCCTATAACTGCTCCTGTATGAGTACCTGCTGAATTACCTATTAAATCGCCTGTAATATCTCCAGTTACGTTTCCTGTTAGATTACCTTGTACGTTTACATTAATTTGATTAGGCAGTCCTAAAGTAACGCTTTGACCACTTACAACGCTATCTATTTCGTTTGTTGTTCCTAAAATACTTAATGATTGAGTGTTTAGGTTTACATCTCCTGTATTTGTGCCATCTGTTATATCTAAATCAGAAGCAGCATCAAGTGTGTCAACGTAAGAAGTTGTTGCTACCTTTGTACTATTATCTCCTGCACTTTGAGTTGTAGCTACAGAACCATTTGGTAATGTAACCCCTGCACTTGGAAATTGTAAACTTAATCCTTGATTAGAAGCAGTTGATTCTATTTGATTAGCTGTTCCAGTTACTGCGAATATTTGTGTGTTTAAATTAACATCGCCAGTTCCACTATCTCCACTAAAATCTAAATCACTTGCAGCATCTAAAGTATCTACATAAGATGTTGTAGCTATTTTTGTTGAATTATCTCCTGCAGTTTGTGTAATAGCAGTTGAATTGTCAGGCAAATAAACCCCTGTTGAATCTAAAGAAAAAGTTATTGATTGACCAGAAGCTACTGTTTTGATTTCGTTAGTAGTTCCACCTATTGCAAATATTTGTGAATCTAAATCTATTTGACCAGAACCTGTATCGCCTGTAAAATCTAAATCTTCTATAGTAATTTGAGCAGCTACATAATCTATAATTGCAGCAGTAGTAGGAATTGTAGTATCGTTGTCGTTATTTCCTATACCATCTGCAGCATCTACAAATTTACTTATGATTATATTTTCTCCTGTATCTTTTAAAGAACCAAATTCTAATATAGCAGTAACTTTAAAATCTCCTGCATTATTCATATACAATCCAGAAGATAAACCTGAACCGTCTGTTAATTCTTTTAGACTTGCAGTTAAAGCAGCGTTATCAATAGTTTTTATTAAACCTGAATAAGTATCTGATATTCTTGTGTTAAATAGACTTGCCATATTTTTTATTTTTATTTTCTTGTTTTTTTAAAAACGTCTTTAGTTTTTCTATATTCTTTTGTTTTGGTTTATATCTCATAATACCCAGCCATTAAATAAAGCGTCATAATCAGGGTAAATATCATCGTTTGTATTACTTGTATATTCAGGATAATCTGACTGGTTAAATGACATAAAATCAATAAAGCGTCTTGAATAATATTCCATAAATTCTCTTGCTTTATCTACTAAATAATCTACTTCATTTTTACTGACCGTTTCGCTTGTTTCTGACCTATGCTTAAACACTCCACCATTCTTAATAGAATAAGCTGCAAAAGGAATATAATATACTTGTGCTGCCCAAATTAACATTGGTTGTAAATAGGTGTTTAATAATGTCTTGTATTTAGCATTAGCAACGTCATCAATTTCGCCATTAGCTATTAATGTTGATATTTTATTATATAAGTCTGTACCTGTATAGTTTTGTATATCTATTTCTTGAGCTACTTTAATAAACTGTATAAATTTATCAGTATCTACATTTCCATCTAATATGGAATTTCTAACAAGGTCTGTTCTATTTATAAATAATGCTGTTGCCATTAGTAAGTATATTTTAATGAGCCGTGATTAGGTAAATCAAATGTTGCTTTTTTTGCTTCTTTACTACCCCACGGATTTCGTTTATATGTAGAAGGGATGTCTCCAGTTCTTCTGTAATTTTTAAGGTTTTCGCTTACATCTGCACCTTTTTTTCTACGATACAAAATTTGCTTAAAGGCGTGTCTACAATAACAACCCCCTTTGTACTTAAACAAATCATAGGTCTTTTTACCTTTAGGAGCAAAATCTCCATTTACGCCAGTTCTACTTGCTTTATCAATATCTTCTATTGTATATACAACACCACTTTTTGATAATCGCATCATATTTTCACAAAACTTTCTTGTTTTATATGTGCTTTTTCTTTTACCGTCTGCATCTTTTTGTATAGACTTTGCACTTGATTTTTTATAGTATTGGTATCTTATTTTATAATTATTAGAATCTAAATCACTATAAGAACTACCCTTTTTTTTTGATTTTATTTCGTCTGCTAAACCAACTAATTTTTTTATTTTTGATAAAGTTGTTTCTTTATTTACTATACTTGCATCTACCCATTCTTCATCTGAAACATTTTCTTCGTCAACGTCTCTAACATCGGTAATAACCCATTCATCATTTATTACTTCGCCTTTTAAATGTTCCAAAATAACATCTGCTTGTTCGTCTGACATTTTAATAGGAATACAATTAGGAACTAAACGCCCTCCTTTTACTTTCATTCCGTATTGTTCGTAACCAGCTTCACAAGGTTTCTTTAAATCTATTTCATCGTGTGATTCACAAGGCATATACCATACTTTATCTCCTTCTTTGTGTTCGTGATGACCAGAACATCCCATTTTTTTTGCTTGTTTTTCTGCTTCTTCTTTAGTTTCGTAAACTTCGTAACCATCTACTTCTTTTAATTCAACAGACATTTTAACTCCTGTTTCTTCTTCTATATCTTCATCACTTTGTACGCTTCTGTCTACGTCTGTAAATTCTAATGGCTGTAACGTAATAAAGTATAGGTTTAAGGCAATATTATTATAAGCTAATACATTATCAAAAGAATCTATTAAAAGTTCCTGAAATGGTCTTATAACGGTATTATCCATAAGCAAAGAAGCAGTCTTTATTTCATCTGCATTATTACCTAATCCTGTTTTGTCTTTTATACCTAAAAGCATTGGACTTACAACACGATGTGCTACTAATACTTTACTTTGTGATTCATCAGAAAGGAATTGATATTGATTATGTGCGTCTGATAATTGAACTGGTGTTATTTCAGCTTGTGCATCTTTATTGTCATTAAAACTTAAAATAAATTTACCTGCATTAGAACTACCTGAAAACTTTTGTGCAATTCTTGCTTCTATAAGTTCTCTTTCTTGTGGATTAGGTGTTCCATTATTGAAGTTAATTAACATTGAAGGACTTAATCCATTCATAATGTTGTTTAGGTGGTAATTAGATATTTCTTCTTCTAATTCTGCGTATTGTATTCCACCTTGATAATCTACTGGTGCATAGTAATAAAAACCAGACTTGTATGGCTTTATGTAATATATTTCAATATTTTCTTTTGACATTCCATAAGCTGGTATTCTTAATGGCTTGTCGCTTGGTTTCAGTTTAGCCCAGTCTTTAAAATAATAGTAAGCAGGAATATCGCCATCTTCATTACATTTTTCTGCTCTTAAAGTTTCTACTGGTATGTGTTCTATTTGTGCAATCTTTTTTCTGTCTTTAGAATAAATTACTTGCATAGCACATTGACCCATAAGTTTTAGGTCATAACTTAATTTTCTAACTACATCTTTTTTTAGAAGTGTAATCATTTCAGCGTATTGTTCTGGCTTTCTATTTGAATCTGTAGCTCCTAAACCTTTACCGTAAATTTGTTGGCTAATACCATTAATACAGGCGTTGTTTGTAGGACTTCCATTGTATCTGTCTATTAAAAATTGGAAGTAATTGTTGTCGTCTCCGTAAGCAATCCAATCTTGATTAGGAACTTCAATGATTTCAGGACTTGTGTAAGTGCTTAAATTAACAAAACTAACTTCTGATTTAGACCCTCTAACAAATTGACCTAAACTATTTCTTTTTCTTTTTTTCATATTACAATGTAATCATTATTATAAGAATTATCTGTTATGTATTGACCTTGATTTATGTCATAATATAAATTATCCATTTGGTCTATTTCTTGGTCAGTACAGAAAATCCTATCTTTAAATATATCTACAATGTCTGTTGTATCTACATTCCAAAACTCATTATATAATTCCCATAAAAAATAATTAGTATTCCAAAAATTTGGGTCACTATATAATTCTATGTCGTAAAAATGACCTTCTACAAGTATAGGACTAAACGCTTGTGAAAATGTTAAATAATTTCCAGATGTTGTAGCATTAGAAACCTGATATGTTTGCTTTACATTTGTACTATCGTCTCTTATAGATAAAGTAAATTCGCTTCCGTAAACTCTTGGAATTACTTTAAAGTCTTGAGCCGATGTAATAGTCTTTAATACAATCATTTTATATATAACGTAATAAATAACTTATTTTGTGAAAATGTTATTGCAAAAAAAAAGCACCCCATAGGATGCTCTTAATTTTAATATCAATAAATATTAGTTAGGTACAATTTGTTCTGCGTCTGCAGTAATTAATCCTGAATCTAAAAAGTAAGGAGCTAATTCTTCTTGACCTTCCATTACTAAAGTAAATCCTGATAAATCTCCTGCAGCAGCTCCAGAAACTACAGTTCCAGAAACAAACTCCATTCCATTTTCAAGTCCACATAAGAATTGATTTCCGTAATAATCTTCAACAACTACATAAGGTCTTGCTTTTGCAATATCTTGTAATTCAGCTTGAGTTTTAGCGTCAAGGTAAGTAAGTGTTAAATTTAATGTTTGAGTATAAAAAGTAGTTCCGTTTTCTCTTGAACTAGTTACAGTTGTTTCAAGTGATGAATTTCCTTTTACGTCAAATTGATACCAGTCAGGTTGTGTTCCTGCGATAGTAGTTACTTGTTTTGTAGTAGAATCTACAGTTACACCAGTAATACCACCGAAATCTCCAAGCCAAACTGTTTTTATGCCACCAAAGGCACTTTTACAAGGTAATTTTCTACCTGTGTTTAATGTACAAGCCATAGTTTATATTTTATTTTATAAAAAAAAGGGTAAGTAAGCATATACCCACCTACCCTTTATTTTTGGTTAATTTAATTTATTAAGAATAAAGCACTATTTCAGACCCAATTCCGTATTGTACTCCAGCAGTAAATCTCATAATTACTCTTACGTTTTTACTTCCGTCTATGTCAGCCATATCAATTAACTTAACAAGGTTGTAATCAGACATTAAACCTGTTCCAAAGAATAAGTTAGATTTTTGTGCAGCCATTGCATAGTTGTTTGGTAAACCATTAGCAACAAAGATTTTTACACCATCGATAGAAAGGTTTTCGTTACCTCCGTACCATAATGTACCTCTATTGTCAATACCATTTGCAACACCTCCACCATTAGCATCTGTAATAGCAGCATATCCACCTAAAGCTCTAACGTATGCTTTAGCAATGTTTTGTGAAACGTAAATGTGTAAATCATCTTTACCATATAATGTGCTTGGAATTGCATCAACAATTTTACCTAATTCAGCAACTACGTTACCAGAATTAACTCCACCACCTACAGCAGCAACGTCAATTACATCTGCATCTGCAGTAGCTAAAGTTGTAAATCCGTCAAATTCTCCAGCTTGCGCTCCACCAAGATTTCCTTGCCAGATATTGCTTTCAGTATTAGCAGATACTTGTTCTGCAACGTGAGCAATTAAAAAACTTGAAAAATCAGGAGGTAGGTTGTCAAATGCAGAATATCCCATAGATACTGCACCCCAGTCTGATTCAAAAGGTGTTTTACATAATTCAAGATTTACTTGAAATTCTATTGGCTGGATAATTCTTTCTGTAAGAGTTACAGAACCAGCAGATGTGAAGTCACAAGAATCATCTGTAATTAAACCAGAAGTAACTACTTTTTTCATAACTTCTTTAAACTTAATGTTTGGCTTAATCTCGACAGCACCCTGACTTAATGTGTTACCACTCAATAGAGCAGCAGCGATGTACTTACCTGCAAATTCTCCAGCATAAGTAGTAGTAATAGTTGGTTGTGGCATAATTTTTTATTTTATTTATTTAATTGATTTAATATATAGTCCATTGTAGAAGGGCGTCTGTTAGGAGCAATTCTAAAATTTTCCTTTTTTGCATTTCCAGCTTCTGGATTATGCTTGATTGGAGCAGCAGCAGGTTGTGATAATTCTTCCTTTAATTGCTCGTTTACTTCTTCGTTAAATTCTTCTTTAATTGTTCTGGATTTAGGTTGTCTTGAAACTTCTTCTTCCATTTCAACTTCTTTTTCTTCTTCCATATTGCTTTCTCCTACTTTAGATTTAAGGTCAGCAATGGCATCTTCAAGATTTTTAATTCTTTTTTCCATACCAGCCCAATCTTCGACGTCAGCTTCTTCTTCCATTTCTTCTTCTTCTTTTTCTAAATCTTCGGTTTCATCTTTAGATTCTTCTTCCTTTTGTGGAACTTCGTCAGATACTTCTCTAACGTCATCAATAATTCCTTCTTCTGCAACAACTACAAGTCTGCCGTCTTCAAGTAGGTATTCTCCTACTGGCATAGCAACTTTTTCGTCATCTGTAAGAATGAATATCTCTTTACCTTTTTCAAACGATTCTGCTTCTACGCGAGTACCGTTTTCTAATTTTTGTTCTTCAAGTTTTACCTCTATGTTTAGAAGCGTCTTGATTTGATTTAACATTTCAGTTGATTTCATAATTATATATATAACGTTATTAATTTATTTTTTTGCATTTTCAAATTGTTCTTGATATAACTCCTATGCCTTGCGCCCATAAAGAGCCATCACAACATTTTCTTGAATAAGTATTTTTGTCTTTACAGAAACAAGCACGTCTTGATCCTTTAGGACTTGAATAACTTGGAAAAAAGTCTTTTTTAAATCTACTCATTAATTATTCTAATTATTTAGGCTCGTTGTATAATCTTGGTAAATCTTTAACAAGACCATCTAATTTTCTTGACATATCTTGCGCTTCTTTTAAACCATCAATAGCTTTAAAATCTACACCTAAATCCATAGCAGCTTGAGTAATATCTTTAACATCATTTTCTAATTTATTTCTATCACTTGCTACATCTTTAATTACTCCTTGAAAATTTTGCCAAGCCTTTCTATATGACATAAATTCACTATCAATTTTAGATTCAGCTTTACGTAAGTTGTCATCTAATTTTTTTAAGTCTTTTAAAATACTTGGAGCTTTACGTGCTAATTCTACTTTTTCTAATTCAACTTTTTCTGATTTTAATTCAGTTTGAATCATACTGAATATTTTGTTTATATGCTTACTCATAGTTATATTTTAATATTTTTTTATAAAGAATTTAATGTTTTACTTATCATCCCTTGTAATTTTGTTGTTCTTTTAGATAATTCTTCTGCTTCATTTTTTCTTTTAACAGTTTGTTTTGGAATATCTACACCTAATTCTTTTGCAGCTTTTTCTACTTTTGTATAAATATTTAAAACCTCATTTGCATAACTTTTTGTTCTTACTGCTTTTGATTTATAATCTCTTACAGCATCTATTGCCTTATTTCTATCTTTAGCTAATTTACTTCCAATAGATTTCATTT